GTAAAAGATAAGAGTGAATTGTTTTTCTCGAAGACTAAACAGTACAAAGATGAAGATTATACTAAGTGGAAAAACAAGTTGCGTTTATTCGTGATTCCCAGCGGTCCATTTATTATACTTGAGAAACTCTTATGTTCGTTTCGCCACAGGATAGAGAGAGGAGGGTGTATTTTTGTGGGATTTACATGGAGTGCCGGTGGTGGAGCTCGATTTGCAGATGGCGTTGGGATTACCCCAGAGAACTGCTGGAAGCCTGTAATGGTGGAGGGTGATTTTGCTAAGTATGATTTATCGGTATTAGCAGCATTTATGGATGTATACGTTAGTAGTATGTTAGTGTACGAGAAGCCAGGAACGTACATTTACAACCTGAAGAAGAGATGTTTGAAATTGTTACTCAATAAGCTTATAGCTCGAATAACTCACCTATTCGCTCAAATGTGGGGAATAGTAGTGGGAGAGGTACCGAGTGGCTGTTTTGATACCTCCCATATGGACTCATGGATTATGGCACTGTATTTTTGTCTGTTTGCCGTTTTTCAAGCCTCGAAGGCTCCACCGCATATAGCTGAGAAGATAGACGACATTTGTTGAGAAAGATACTAGCAGTGTACGGAGATGACCATGTCTGGAATAAATCAGATGATAAGGACGTGAGTTCATGGCTAAGTGGGCATGAGTTTGCATATTTCATGAAAATGCACTTTGCTTGCGAAGTGAGAGACTTGTATGATGGCATACCGTTTTGCACTAAGCAACATAATGGGATAATAGTTGATAAAGGAGTGACATTTTTACAATATCAGATGGTACTGAATCCTTATATCCACCTACCAAATCAACCCTGGTGTTTACCATTCCGTGAGACATGGGCTTTTGTTATTCGTGCAGTTTATGGAAGAAGTCCACGGGAGAGAGATGCACATGATGTGGCACTTAGTTGTATAGGACATGCTTATGGGACCTATGCATCGAATAGTGATGCCTACTTGCGTCTTTGGTGCATATTTGATCGATGCTGTAAGTATCTGCAGGTTAATAGTCATGATATTTTACAGACACTCAAGGAAAGAGTTACTCATCAGGACTTAGCAGACCTCCGTAGAAAAGGGATAACACAGGAAGATCTGGAGCAGGGATTTCCCAGCATGGCAACACTGATCAAGAAGAATGAAATTGATCCCACACGAGCGGGTCGTTATAATCCACAAGATGCTCCATACGGCCCAGAGGAGTACTATTGGTAATGAGAGAGAAGTGGGGAAGTTAAAAATTAAAATAAAATAAAAAGTAAAAATATGTTGAAATACCTCAGGTAATGTCAAAGTTCGCTTTGAAAAATGAGG